AATATTATACGGATGGCCGCTTTGGGAATTTTGAAATTTCTTTCGTAATTACGAAAGTGCCATTTGGGAGCTCAGTATAAATAGGCACCCAAAGCCCCCCATTCCTCAGAGTTTTGAGAGCACCCAATTCAATATGCCACGTCAAAACCAATTCCAAATTAAGGCAAAAAATATCTTCCTCACTTATCCTAAATGCCCAATACCCAAAGAGCAAATGCTCGAACTACTTAAAAACATTTCTTGTCCTTCTGATAAATTATTTATCAGAGTATCACAAGAAAAACACCAAGATGGGAGCCTGCATATCCACGCACTCATCCAATTCAAAGGTAAATCCCAGTTCAGAAACCCCAGACATTTCGATGTCACTCACCCTAATAACTCCTCCCAATTCCACCCAAACTTCCAGGGAGCAAAGTCCAGCTCTGATGTCAAGTCCTACATCGAGAAGGACAGTGATTACATCGACTGGGGTCAGTTTCAGATCGATGGAAGATCTGCTAGAGGAGGTCAACAGACAGCTAATGATGCTGCAGCAGAGGCCCTAAATGCAGGTTCGGCTGAAGCTGCTTTAACAATAATTAGGGAAAAACTCCCCAAAGATTTTATTTTTCAATATCATAATTTAAAATGTAATTTAGATAGGATTTTTACACCTCCTGTGGAGGCTTATGTTTCTCCTTTTTCCTCTTCTTCTTTTGATCAAGTTCCACAAGAACTTGAGGAGTGGGCTGCCGAGAACGTTGTCAGTGCCGCTGCGCGGCCTTTGAGGCCCATAAGTATAGTGATAGAGGGTGATAGTAGAACGGGCAAGACGATGTGGGCCAGATCACTCGGACCACATAATTATTTGTGTGGACATCTAGACCTTAGCCCAAAGGTCTACAATAATGATGCCTGGTATAACGTCATTGATGACGTAGATCCCCATTACCTAAAGCACTTTAAGGAATTCATGGGGGCCCAAAGGGACTGGCAATCAAATACAAAGTACGGAAAGCCAGTTCAAATTAAAGGCGGAATTCCCACTATCTTCCTCTGCAATCCAGGACCGAATTCCAGTTATAAAGAGTTCTTGGATGAAGAGAAGAATGCTGCACTCAAAAATTGGGCTTTAAAGAATGCGACATTCATCACCCTCGAATGCCCACTCTACTCAGGTTCCAATCAAAGTGCAGCACAGGATAGCCAAGAAGGGGATCAGGCGTCGACCAGTTGATCTACCGTGTGGGTGTTCATACTTCATATCCATAGCCTGCCACGACCATGGATTCACGCACAGGGGAACTCATCACTGCAGCTCAAGCAGAGAATGGCGTATTTATCTGGGAGATTCAAAATCCCCTGTATTTCAAGATAACAGAACACCACAACAGGCCATTCCTAATGAAGGAAGACATAATGACAATCCGAATACAGTTCAATCACAACCTGAGGAGAGCATTGGGGATGCACAAGTGTTTTCTAGTCTTCCGAATCTGGATGACTTCACAGCCTCAGACTGGTCGTTTCTTAAGGGTATTTAAGACTCAAGTTCTTAAATACTTAAATAATTTAGGAGTTATCAGTATTAATAATGTAATCAGATCAGTTGATCATGTATTATGGAATGTATTACAACACATTGTATATATAGAACAATCTTATTCAATAAAATTTAATATTTATTAATTTGTTACGGAATCATAAAAATAGATCCGTATTTTCAGAGTAGCATACACTGGGTTAGATGCATGAGTACATGCCATATACAACATTAACGCATTCTCAGAATGATTCTCATATTTGCCAGCCTCTTGCTGGTTATAAACAACATAATTGTTAACCCTAACAAACTTCTTCACGAGGGCTTGTTCCTTTGACGCATATTGTCCACCTGTAACAGTTGCATGCCATTTCCGAAGAACTTGATACCTATCACGATGAACGTTCTTCACAGTAGCCGTACTGGGCTCATTATCAAACATGTTAAATACCTCTCCAAAATCTTGGGGTTTATCCACAGGCCTACGATCCCTAACTAGAAAGAACATCACACTATTAGTGTGATTTTTGGTCTTAATATTTTCATCCATCCAGATCTTACCCAAAACATAAACAGACTTAACACAAAACCTTTTACCCACTCGATGGGTCAGCCCAGTTCCACGAGTAACATCACTAATACACATAACTTTACCTATATGCTGAGTGTCATGTCTAGACTCAAAAGACTGGACCTTACATGGGCCTTCACATCCCTTAGGGACATCTGGGCTTCTGTACATCCTGTACATCCTGGGCTTCCGGTACATGGGTCTGTTCGCCCATGCCTTTGCTTTGGTGACGCGGACAATGGGGGCAGCAGCACGGTTCACATATGGGCTGTCGAAGTTGAGACGACGGCGTACCTTCGAAGCGGGCGTGGAAATGATTATATCTGCTGGACGCTTCGACATAATTCCTAGCCCTAATTACTGAAATTAAATCCCTAATTAAATCGTGCCCCAATGTGTCAGGAGCATAAGTCTTCTCTACTAACTGCAGATATTTAACTGCTAACATACATCTAAACCCGTGAACGGTTTCGGGAAACTCGTTTACTAATGGATCCCACATAGTGCGCAATGCACTACTTGGTGGCGAAGTTTAAATAGGGGACCACAAAACAATTAAGCTCTGAGGAGCTCTTTTCATTGGTGGAGATGTCTTTGTCAGTTAGTGCGCCATGGGGCCCACTATTTTTTTTTTCGCGGCCATCCGGT